GCTTGAAGTCTACCTGCGGGTGGCCGGCCTGTGCGTGGGGCTGGCGGTTGGCGTGGTCACTTTAATTTCGGTCCTCACGGATCTGAAAAATAAACAGAAGCAAACGAAGGAAACAAAGATATGAGGAATTGGAAAACAACGACCATCGGCATCCTAACCATGCTTATCGCTATTGCGACGGGCGGGAAGGAATACCTGCAAACTGAGCAGATCCCTGATCTGGCGCTCATCATCACCAGCATCCTCGCGGGCTGGGGCTTGGTGCAGGCCAAGGACAATAGTGCGCGGCTCTGAGCCGCAGTGTTCAGTGTCCAGTGGTTCAGTAACTGACCAAAGACTGAAAACCGAAAACTGAAAACTCTCATGAAATGCCGCCCCCAGTTCGCCTTCGCGCTGGCCGCCGCACTTGTGCTTGGTGGCTGCGTGACGCTGCCGCTGCCGCCGGTCAAGACGGCCAGCGCGGAGCCGGGCGACTGGGGCAGTGTCAAAATTATGATCACCTACGTCCCGAACGTAGGCGAGCTGATCAACAGCTACAAAGAATGGAGAAAACCCGAATGAAAGCCTTCCTCGAAAAACAACTTGTCCGCCTGCTGCTTAGTCGCGGCGGGCCGATCCTGCAAAAGCTGGTCACGGCTGTCGCTGCCGCCGCACTCACATATTTGACTGGCAAACTCGGGGTGGATGTCACGGCATTCGGGCTTAACGAGGCCATCGTCGCCGGCATCCTCTGGGGCATCATCGACGTGATCGTGACCAAGCTGCCGGCGAACATCTTGAAGGACTACGGGACGCAAATCCAGACCTTGCTCAACGCCCACGGCCGTGGCCAGCACCTCAAGGTGGACGGCTACGTTGGGCCCGTGACGGTCGAAGCTGCCGCCACTGAACTCGCTACCCGCTCATGATCCCGAAGAACCGACCACAGCAGAAGCGGCAAGACACTGAGCGGCAACTGAAGTCCGCCGGTGTTAGCGATCCGGTGTGCTTGGTCGGCATCAGGGGCTACTACCGCGATTCGATGGGAGCGAAGGGGAAGAATGACCGGGGAATCTATGACGACGCCATCATCCTCGTTTCGCCCAACGTCCACGCCGCCTTCAACGCCAACGTCGATCCCGGCGGCTACGGCATCAACCCCAAGGTCCGCAAGGGCTACGCCAGCCTCAGGCCCGGCGTCTATCGCTACAAGCTGGGCAAGCACGGGATTCGGAGCGGCAACCCTTACAAGGCTTTGGTCCAGGGCGATAAGGTCACGGTCCAGCGCGACGGCGGGCAGACCGAGACCGGATGGTTTGGCATCAACGTCCACAAGGGCGGCGTCCGAAGCGTGAGCAGCGAAGGCTGCCAGACCCTGCCGCCCGCCCAATGGCCGGCCTTCATCACGCTCGTTGAGGCGGAGATGAAGCGGAACAACGCAAAGACGGTCAGCTACGTCCTGACCCAGCCGCGCCCCGACAAATGACCTGCCATGACAATCCTCTCCTATACTTCGACAGTCGGCACTGGGTCACCGCACGACCTGTCTGCTGCCTCTGGGAGGGCGTGCTCATCGAAGTCCCCGAGGGATTCAAGACCGACCTCGCCACAATCCCATTTCCGCTCACCGCAATCAGCCACCGCTACGGCCCCTACAACCGCGCCGTCATCCTGCACGACTGGATCTACGAGGTCCGCGGGAACGTTGCCGAAGGAGTCCGCATGACCCGCAAAGAAGCCGACGACCTTATGTATACCTTGATGCTCAAAGACGGCACCCCGCGCTGGAAGGCGTGGACGATGTGGCTCGCCGTGCGGGCGAATCCGCAGGTGTGGGGAAGATTCTAAAAGGAGAAAACTATGGCAAAAACAATCGGACAACTAACCCAAACCACCACCATCGCTTCCGGCGACGAGTTCGTCATTGAGCAGGGTGGACTGACCAGGCGTGTCGCCGCCAGCGTGGTGCGCGGTGGGCTGATAGATGCGGACATTGATGCGGCGGCAGACATTGCCGGGAGCAAGCTGGCGGATGACGCAATTACGACGGCCAAAATCCTAGACGCCAACGTCACGCCTGCAAAACTTTCGCAGCCGCTTACGCTGGAAACCGCCCAAGCCACCACCAGCGGCACCAGCATCGACTTCACCGGCATTCCGTCTTGGGTAAAACGGATTACGGTGATGCTGAATGGGGTAAGCACCAACGGAACTTCGACCCGCTTGTTGCAAATCGGGGACGCCGGCGGAATTGAAAATACTGGGTATTTGGCGGGATGCGGTGAAGTCAACGATGGCGCAGTATCAACGGCCGGCTTCCCGCTTAACGCACCGTCCGGCAACCATGCCGATGAAACGCTAAGTGGCTCCCTAATATTGACCAATTTGTCAGGGAACACTTGGGCATGCCACGGCGGTTTGTTCCCAAGCCGGCGCGAGCAGACCTTGTGTATTGCAGGAACAAAAACACTGTCCGGCGCCCTCGACCGCATCCGCCTGACTACTGCTGGCGGCGCCAACGCCTTTGACGCTGGCTCGGTCAACATCATGTATGAGGGCTAACATCTAAATGCCCCTAGAAAGCCCCATCCTCCGCGACGGTGACGCCGGATTCGCTGGTTTCGCCAGCCGGATCAATCCGGTAGCGTTGCCTGCTGGCATGCTCCAGCTCTCGGAGAACATGAGGCTGGATCGTGGCGTGGCGGTGACGCGCAAGGGCGCCAAGCGCATGGCAGATGCCATCAGCGTGGCCAGCTCGCCGCTCACCGTGCCCTTTGTGCTGAACCCTGCGCCCAACGCGCCGGTGGTGCAGAGCACCTACGCGGGCGGCATCTTTGCGGCCTCGGTCTACCGCTCGCCCGATCAGGTGCAAAGCGCCGAGATCGTCGTGCTGGCCGGCGGCGACCGTGGCTACACGATTCTCTTGGACGACAACCAGTCCTTTGCTGGAGTCTGGTCCGGCGGGTTTCTCGTCACCGATGCCGGCGAGGAGATTGTGGACGAGAACGACAACTACCTCGTCATCAGCGTGCTCCCGCAGGAGCTGGCCTACCCGACATCGCCGGACGAGATCATCGAGCCGACTGATACGGTTTCCATGACGCAGGCCAACGACCGCCTCTACCTCTTCCGCGAAGCCGATGCCTCGCGCCCGGGTTGGGTGGTCAAGAACGTGACCACCGGCGGAATCACGGTGGTCGGCACCACGGCGACCGTTGACTTGACCGGCCACGACTTCCCCGCTGGCGCCCGCGTGCGCATTGAGGGCAGTAATGTGGCGGCCTTTGACGGCGTGGAATACGACATCACGGTCTCCAACACCGACGACTTTGAGATCACCGTCCCCAGCGGCACCGCCTCCGACGCCACGACCAGCGGCCGCACCGTGCGCCGCGTGAAGGCGCCGCTCTACTGGGACGGCGTCACGACCGCCTTCGTCCGCAGCCCGGCAGGCGTGCCGACCGGACTCTCGGCGACCTACAAGACCATGCGCTCCGCGCCCTGGGGCACCTACATCAACAACCGGCTGGTGCTTCCTGACGGCAAGAACAACGTGCTGATCAGCGATATTTTGGACGCCAATACCTACGATCCTTACTGGCAGTCTTTCCGCGCCGGTGCGGGCAGCAATGACTTCGTCGTCGCCGTGCATGCTTGGGTGGAAAACACCTTCCTCGTCTTCTGCCGCAAGAGCATCTGGCTCGCAGAGGTCAACCAGTTTGCCAGCGTGGACGGCGCCTCTACGGCCATCGACACAGCGCTCTCCCGGCTCACGCTGCTCACCGACGAGGTCGGCTGCGCGGCCCGCCGCTCCATCGCTACGGCGGGGCAGTTCGTCTATTTCCTCTCGGACAGCGGTGTCTACCGCCTCGACAGCCGCCTCGACTTGAAGCTGCGCGGCGACACCAAGCCGCTCTCGGACCCGATTGCCAACCAGCTCGAAGACCTCAACGACACTCTGGTCAAGAATGCGGTCGGTCTGTGGTATTCCAACCGCTACTACCTTGCCGTCCCGCTGGCCGGTGCGGACAACAACAACGGCGTCTTCCTCTACAATGCCCTCAACGAGCAGTGGGAGACCCGCGACATCTACGGCTTCGGCGTGGATGACTTCGTTGTGGCGACCCGCGCCAACGAGCGCCGCCTCTTTGTCAGCAACAAGGCCGGCAAGCTCATGCTCCTCGACGAGATTGAGGAAGGCGACCAATCGCCCGACTCGCAGGCCGATGTGATCACGCCGGTGCCGGGCCAGCATGTCAACGAAGCGGTTTGTCCGCAGTCTCGCCGATGTCGTCCTGCCGGACACCGCCGGCATTACGGTCAAGGCGGTGACCATTAACCCGGACAACGAGCTGACGCTGGTCCCAGGGCAGACGAACACCTCGGGACTGAGCGAGGACTATACCTTAAAGCAGCCGATCCGCCAGAAGGCGCACTACGCTGAACTGATTTTTGAAACCACGGCCAACCGGCCGGAGGTCCGCAACGTCAGCATCGAGGCGCACGGCCCGAGCCGTCCGCCGACTGAGACACGCAACACAGCTTAACAAACAAGGAGAATAACTATGGCAACAGTAACACCAGGAATTGTATGGACGAGCGGCGAGACCGTGACACCGGCGAAACTTAAGAAGTGACCGTGGCGAAGCTCGCCGCCGCTGTGCAGCAGCTCTTGGTCCCCGCCGGTGCCGTGCAAGCCTTCGCCATGAACAGCGCCCCGACCGGCTGGCTGGCGGCAGACGGCAACGAATACGACAAGACGGGCACCTATGCCGCCTTGTTTGCGGCCATCGGCACTACCTACGGAGAGACCAACGGCTCCGGCGGCGCTGGCACGTCGCACTTCCGCGTTCCCGATCTGCGGGGCTACTTCGTGCGTGGCAGCGGAACTAACAGCGACAGCACGGCGTCTGGCACGTTTGGCGTCAAACAGGCAGATGAACTTAAAAGCCATACGCATACAGTTTTTGCAAAAGGCGTAAACTCCAATACAAACTTTGCGGCTGGTTCATTTCCATCTGGCGGGCAAGACTTAACGACATCGGCCACCGGCGGCACCGAAACCCGTCCGAAGAACATCGCCATGCTGTATTGCATCAAGTTCTAACCGATGACCCCATGGCAACGCGCAAAACAATGGCACGACGCCAACGTCACGGACGAGACCTTCGAGGAAACGCTCGGATGGCATCTCAGCAACGGGCTGGTCTACTCGACACCGGAGGTCTTCCTCTTGGCGCGGCAGGTATGCTGGGACGCAGCGGCGGAGGACTTCACCGATGACGGCGAGCCGAATGCTTGGTTCGTGGAGCTGGCTGCTTCTGCTGGGCATGCAAACCCTGTGCGGGAGTTTATGCGTGTGGCGTCACGGCCGCAGCAGTGGGCGCTTTGGTGCCGGCATAACAGTTTTGAAATCAAAGCCCATGACTGGGCGAAACTTAGTAAGAAAGTGAGGCTATAATTATGGGAGGATCCAAAGGTAAGAAGAAGAAAAAGAAAGCACCAAAGGTCGAGACGATCAATTATGAGGCGATGATGCGGCAGGCGGAGGCGGCCGCGGAGCGTCAGGTGGAGGCGCAATACCGGAACCTGATCAAGTATTACCCGCAGCTGGAGAATCTGTCGTTCGGCACGGTGGACCGGCTGGCGGGCAACCTGGATAACCAGGAGACGCGGGATGCGCAGTCGGCGATCCGGCGGGCGATGGGCCTGGTGCGGGATGAGGATGCTGATCCGACATCCATCGAGCAGGGGCTTTACGATGCGGCGGAGCGGGACCTGGCGCTGGGGCGGTCGCTTTCGGCGGAGGAGACTCGGGATGCGCAGCAGGCGGCGCGGGCGGCCTTCGCGGCCCGGGGCCTGGGGACGAGCGCGGGCTCGTCGGCGGCGGAGATTCTCAACC